AGATGACCAAATATCAGCATTCAATGTTAATGTGTATGGTGTTGGCATTAATCTTTCCACAGTAACATTTTTACCTTGTGTATTCAAATATTCATTGTTGTTGGCATCATATGCTCTTTCTCTGACATGAACTTTACTAATAAAACTAGAATCTGCTAAACGAGTTCTATCCATTTCCACACCAGTAACATACACACCCATTCTAGGTACAGACGGTAATTTATTTTCTGAATTATCTCTTATAATGTGTGATACTTGTCTTGATATATCTCCATACATAACAGGAATAGTTCTTAAAGAACCATCTCCATCTTTGTATGAAAAATTACTCATCAGTCTAATTATTTGAGTAATATATCTTCTAATCTGTCCGTCGTAAAAAAACTGCATTAATTATCCGCCTTTGGTCTGAGTGCTTTAGATAAACTTTGTCTTTCAGTCACTGATTCTCCAGCAATCGTTGATGTTTTAGTGTTGTTAATAAATGTACCTTTTTGTGTACTTCTTGTATCAGTGTTAGTTAGTGTCATACGTATGTTATCTTCCATTTTTACCCAGCGTCCACCATCAAATCTAAATAATCTATTTGGTAAAAAGTCAGTACGTAAAAAATAATCCCCTTTGTCCGAAGCAGTTGGAAAACTTATTCCGAATCCAAATACTTCTCCATTAGGTGCAAGTCCGTCACCTAACAAGTAACCATCATAACCAGTTTTACTTGGAGTCTGATTGACTCTGTCAGCCAATGTATTTTGTGTGGATGTATCTAATGTACTTGTATCGGTTGTAACAAGTTCAGGTTTTCCTTGATCATCAACCTGCAGTGTGTAAAAATGTGCTATATCATATCCTGATTTAGGTGCATCTGCTTCTGCTTGAGCAACAACGGCATTGTTAATTTGCATTTCGGCTTCATACGTTGAAAGTACATCTCTCAATGTTTTACCATCACCTGCTCCAGCATCTTTGTTTAGTATTTCTTTGAATTCTTGCGAGTCGTAAATTTGTTTTAGTTTCACTCTGTATAAGTGTGGATACCAAGTTTGTGAAAAACCTTCTGCCGCTCTGTTCACATCTTCCACCACATAGAATCTTTTCAGTGCCACATTGAAATCATTCAGTGCGTATTCATCTTTAAGGTGAGGTAACTCAAACACGTCACCCGGCATTACTTTTCTACCCAATGTTTTTACACTTGACGTGATAGGTATTGTCATAAACAATGTATCATTTTGTAAGAATAATCCAAATTGACTCATATCAAAGTCTATATCCTGCACATTGTATATTCCTCTTATGCTATAAACATCAGGACTGTATTTTCTATCTCTATTTTCAAGGAACAGCATATCCTGAATGTTGGTTTCTTTTACAGCATCATATCTAGGCTGTGCCGCTGTGGCATCTGCTTCATCAGGATTTTTTGGCCCTAAGTATTTGTGTACAAACACATCGGTTCCGCCCACAGTGAACATTTCAACCACTGTTTTGTCTAAGAATGTGTAATCGTTCCCTTTTTCTGGTTTATAAAGACTTAATCTAGGCATATACATATATTTATCGGACGATAAATATGTATAAGGAAAACTGTATGAGCGATTTGACCACACAAAAACAAGAAGTATTTGACTATGTAAACCACAGCCTAGGCGGTGGTATGGTTGATGTAGAATTAGACCCAGTACACTACGAAACAGCACTTCAAGACGCATTCGACAGATTCAGACAGAGATCAGACAATTCTGTTGAAGAAAGTTATATGTTTTTACCACTAGTATTGGACCAAAATGACTACATCTTGCCTAATGAAGTAATAGAAGTAAGACAAATTTATAGAAGATCAATTGGGTCAAGATCGGGTGGTGGAGATGGTGGTACATTGTTCGAGCCATTCAACCTAGCATACACAAACACTTACCTATTAGCAAGTTCCAACATGGGTGGTGTAGCAACTTACAATATGTTTGCTCAATATCAAGAATTAGTAGGCAGAATGTTTGGTTCATTTATTGAATTCAAATGGAACACAACAACAAAAAAATTAACAATACTTCAAAGACCTAGACAAGGTGAAGAAGTTTTATTAGAATGTTACAATTACAGACCAGATTCAGAATTACTAAAAGATTATTTGGCAAAAAAATGGTTAAAAGATTACACTTTGGCAAAATGCAAATATATGCTGGGTGAAGCACGAAGCAAATTTAACACAATAGCAGGTCCACAAGGCGGTACATCACTAAATGGTGATGCTTTAAAACAAGAAGCCATAGCAGAAATGGAAAGATTAGAGATAGAAGTCAAAACTCAAACAGGTGGTGGACAAGGCTATTCTTTCGCAATTGGTTAATTCATAGTTGACAATTCAATAAACATATAGTAATATAAACTATATGAAACACCAAATTATTCCGATGTTTTCGGTTCCTCTGTATCAAACAAATATTCCTACTTTGGATCCTATAGAAAAATCTTGGATAAAAAATTTAAATTTCCCTCCGCAAAGTGTTGGTTTATATGACGCTGAAAATGAAGAGCCTATTAATAAAGGAATGAAAGTTTTAGACCAACCACAACTTAAAAAATTAAGAAAGCAAATTACAGATGTTGTAGATAATTTTACACAAGATGTTTTAGACATAGAACAAAAATTTGAATTAACAACAAGTTGGGTAAACAAATACGGTAAATCAGATTTAAATCACCAGCATTCTCATCCAAATTCAATGATCAGTGGTGTTTATTATATAGAGAGTGATGAAACATCATCTCCTATAATTTTTAACAAACCATACTTTTTCACAAATTTATTTCATGAAACAATTAAACCAACTTTTAAAAATAAAAACAACAACCAATACAATCTAGATTACTATGGATTTAAACCTAAGACAGGAGATTTGTATCTTTTTCCATCTTGGCTAGAACACACAGTTCCACCACAAGAAGTCGACAAGGAAAGATGGAGTCTAGCATTCAACTGTTTTGCCAGAGGTAAATTAGGATCAGGAACCAAACAATTACAATTATGATTATAGGAATATGCGGACTGATAGGTTCAGGCAAAGATACCATTGCTGACTTTCTAGTTAAAGAACACAACTTTCAAAAATTATCTTTTGCTGACAAATTAAAGGACAGTGTGGCTGAAATGTTTGAATGGGATAGACAGTTGCTGGATGGTAAAACTGATGAAAGTAGAGCATGGCGTGAAAAGTCTGATGAATTTTGGAGTAAAGAAATGGGCAGAGACATCACTCCTAGATATGTGCTACAGGTGTTTGGCACAGAATGTATGCGTGATGGTTTCTATGATGGAGTATGGGTAAGTTTAGCAAAAAAGAAAATTTTAGACAATCCTAATATTAACTGGGTAATACCTGATGTGCGTTTTGAAAACGAAGCGAACATGATTAAAGAAATCGAAGGTGAAGTTTGGTGGGTAAAACGAGGACAACTTCCTGTGTGGTTTAGAATGTATCAGGATATAGGGCAAAAACCTAACGATGTACATCCTTCAGAGTGGGCATGGGCAAATACAGAATTCACAGCAGAATTTACTAATAACGGCACCATTGGTGAACTTAAAAATCAGGTACAAGATCGCCTTGTTGCCAACGGATTCCTTCAAGGTGCAAAGATCTTTGACAATTAGCACACACAGTTTTTAAATTGTTAAATCTACAGTTGTGTAGGTTTCCATCCACATGAAACACATTAAAATGCTGTTTGAACTTGCTAGAGTGTCCACACTTATCGCATTTTTGCTTAACTCTATAGCCTGCTATATACCATTTAGGTTGATGACCACTTGGTCCGCCATACTTCAAGCACATTTCACACTGCTTTCTATAATAGGTTTTGCCTGCCTTTTTATAGTTTACAGCACAAGGTCTTTCTCTACATTTGGTACATAATGGTCTCATACATACCTATTTACCTGCCCTTTTCTATCCCTTTTCTTTGGCGTGTAATACAGCACGAATTAGGTAATCTATATAAATACTAACAATATAAAGTTTTACCACTTTAATAGGAGATAAAGAAAATGGCATTAGTTTCACCAGGAGTACAGGTTAGTGTAATCGACGAAAGTTTCTACACACCAGCAGAACCGGGCACAGTCCCAATGATATTTGTTGCTTCGGCACAAGACAAAACAAACAGTTCAGGAACAGGTACCGCACAAGGTACAACAGCGGCAAACGCCGGCAAAGTGTTCTTGATGACTTCACAAAGAGAATTAGCAGAAACATTTGGAGATCCAGTATTCAAAACTGATGCAAATAATAATCCTATCAATGGTGGTGAAACAAATGAGTACGGATTACAAGCGGCTTATTCATACTTAGGTGTTGCCAACAGAGCATATGTTGTAAGAGCAGATGTTGACTTAGGTCAATTAGAAGCAACAGCAACAGCACCAGCGGCAAATCCAGAATCAGGAACTTATTGGTTTGACACAGCAACTTCAAAATTTGGAATATTTGAATGGAATGGTGCTTCAGCATCAACAACTGGTGGACAAACTTTTAGCAATAAAGTTCCACACGTAATTACAGATTCAACACTATTAGTAACTGGTACAGATCGTCCTAAGACTTCTTTTGGACAAGCAGGAGATTATGCAATCTCGGCTACAACAGATGCTAACACAATGTGGTACAAAAAATACGATGGTACTTGGAAAGGCGTTGGAACAGCAGATTGGGTTGCTTCAAACCCAACAGCATCAGGTAACACAGCAACAGCAGGTTACACAGGTGTAATTGGTTCAGGAACAACTTTCCAAATCCGTATAAACGGCGCTAACACTACAATTACAACATCGGGTACAACAGTAGCAGATGTGGCGTCAGATATTTCAGGAGCAGGTGTTTCAGGTTTATCAGCGAGAGCAGTTGGTGGTTTACTTCAAGTTTACTACGATGGCTCAAATGACCAAGACATTCAATTTATAGATGGAACATTAGACACAGGTGTAGCATTAGGTATTGAAGCAGGTACATATTACGTACCATCATTATCTGTTGCTCCACATACTTCAGTTCCAGAATTTAAATCATCTGACACAAATCCAAGACCAACAGGTTCATTATGGGTTAAAACAACAACACCTAACGCAGGTGCTAGTTGGATGGTTAAAAAATTCAATGGTACAACTAAATTATGGGAAGAAGTACCAGCACCAATTTACGCAAGTAATGAACAAGCACTTTACAATTTAGACAGAGTAGGTGGTGGTTTAAATCTTGCTGTAGGCAGTTTATATGTTGACTGGCAACAAGAAACAGGTGGATTAATTCAAACAATTATGAGAAGAGAATCTACAGGTTCAACAAAAATTACAGGCACAGCAGTATCAACTGGCATCACAGCAGGTTCTAAAACATTTACTATTGCTGAATCAATTGTTGGTCAAGCGGCTTTAAATTCTGCTATAACAGTTTCAGTTTCACCAACAGGTGCGGCAACAGATGCTGATTTAATAGCAGGTGCTATCAACGGTTCAGGATTCACAAACATTGTAGCAAGTGTTGATTCTTCAAACAGAATCGTAATAGAACACAACGACGGTGGTGAGTTTGTAATCACAGACACAAACGGAACATTAGGCGAAGCAGGTTTCACTGCTTACAACTATACGACAAAAGCAGGAACAGCCAACTTATACGCAGATGGTTCAAACCTAAGAGCAAGTAATTGGAAAATTTTAACTTACACAGCAAGTGCCAACGCAGTAACAACAACTGCGGCAGATGGTCAATTATGGTACTCATCAATTGTTGATGAAGTTGATATCATGTATCACAACGGTACAGACTGGAAAGGTTACTCAGCAGTATCAAGTTCAGATCCAGCAGGTCCACAAGTTTCAGCAACAGCACCAACTGTACAATCAGACGGCACAGCACTTGTTGAAGGTGACTTATGGATTAGCACAGCAGACTTAGAAAACTATCCAACAATTTACAAATGGAACGCAACATCTTTAAGTTGGGTACAAGTTGACTCAACTGATCAAACAACAGAAAATGGAATATTATTTGCTGATGCTAGATACGGTACATCAGGTGGAACAACAACAGTTGCTCCTTCAGGAACAATAGCAGAATTATTAGCAAGTGACTACTTAGATCCAGATGCTCCAGATCCAGCACTATATCCAAAAGGTATGTTGTTATGGAACACAAGACGTTCAGGTTTCAATGTTAAGAAATTTGTAAGAAACAGCATAGATGTTACAGCAAAAAATACTAGAGGTACAGATGCTGATACATTAATGTCAAGTTACTATCCACACAGATGGGTAACTGAATCGGCTAACCAAGCAGATGGTTCAGGTTCATTTGGTAGAAAAGCACAAAGAAAAGTTATTGTACAAAGTTTACAAGCAATGTTAAACTCTAATCAAGAAATTAGAGATGACGAATCTAGATTGTTCAACTTAATGGCAACACCAGGTTATCCAGAATT